GTATATTTGGAGATGAATTTTTTACTATTAATGAAAAAATAATAGATTTATCAAATCCACTTATTTCTGAAGAAGGTAAAGAATTGGTTAAGTTATATTACTCCGAGTCATTGGATCCTGACGGAAGAGGATATAGAAACTTAATAAGAATGATGATGAATGATGGATTTTTTAAGTTTTTACCAAAGGGAGATGATGCTTGGGTTAATTTTTTAAAACCATTTTTAAAGTTATCAAGAAAAGAAAAAACAAATTTTAGAAACAGAACAAAAATATGAAAATGAAAGAACAAGAAGTAACAAAATTAGAGTTTTTGTTGATGTGTAATGATAACATCGTAGTACAAAGATTCTTTAATGTTAAGGGGTTTAATAAAAACGCCCACAAATCGGAAGAGTTTTATAATTACATTAGAACATTTTGTAATGAACTTAAGTACGATTTAAAAATGAGATCGGTTGTTTATATGTTGGAAAACAGATATGAAATTACCGAAAACCCTGAAGTGTTGAATACATCAATAACTGAAGGTGAAGAAATTTTTAACCTTTATATAAAGGTAGAAAACATGACAATTTGTCAGAGATCATTTGACGCAAAAGTATACCCACCAAAGGTAAGATACACCGTAGATCTACGCCCAAAACTAAAACAGGTATTAACTGACCTGACTGACATTTTTTCAGGTAAAAAATTTAATTATTTTTATCCACAATTTATTCAAAATTAGTAGTATTTATCATTACTAACATAAAGAAAAAATATGGCGACAAACAAAAATTTTGAGTATCTCGGTAACAATTTCCAAATACAATTACTTAACCAAATTATTTTAGACAAAGACTTTTCTCATTCAATTATTGATGTTATTGAAAATAGTTATTTTGAGAATAAGTACTTTAAAATTATCATTCAAATGATAAAGGAGTATTATAAAAAATATGATCATACCCCATCATTTGATACATTAGAACAAGTCGCAAAATCCGAATTACAACAAGAAACTGCAGTTAAAGTAGTTCTTGATACGGTCAAGAAAATCAAGGATGCCCCTGTTGATGGGGTATCTTTTGTACAAGAAAAGGCTCTAAAATTCTGTAAACAACAAGAGTTAACTAAAGTTATGAAAAAGGCCCAAAAAATTATTGATGGGGGTGAATTTGAAAACTACGATACTTTAGAAGAAATGGTTAGAGAAGCATTACTTGTAGGTTCTAAAGATACATCAATGTTAGATGTATTCTCAAACTTAGACCAAGTCTTGGATGATGACTACAGACACCCAATTCCAATGGGAATACCAGGTATTGATAGGTTGTTAAAAGGAGGATTGGCGAAAGGTGAAATTGGTGTAATATTAGCACCTACTGGTGTAGGAAAGTCTACTATTCTAACAAAGATCTCAAACCACGCATTTAACCTAGGATTTAACGTACTTCAAATATTCTTTGAAGACAACCCAAAAGTGATACAGAGAAAACATTTTACACTCTGGACAAAGATTCATCCTGACGAATTGTCAGAAAAAAAGGATGAGGTGATGACTAAGGTAAAAGAAATTAAGGAAACAATGCCAAATGAGTTAATCTTAAAAAAACTACCATCGGACACTAAGACTATGTTGCAAATTAAGAATGAAATAAGAAAGATGATTGCAGATGGGACTAAGATTGATATGGTGGTTTTAGATTATATTGATTGTATAGTTCCAGATAAGAACTTAGGTGATGAATGGAAGAGTGAGGGATCTGTAATGAGAGGGTTTGAGGCTATGTGTCACGAACTTAACATTGTTGGTTGGACCGCAACACAAGGTAATAGACAATCAATATCATCAGAAGTTGTTACAACAGATCAAATGGGTGGATCTATTAAAAAAGCTCAAGTAGGTCACGTAATTATTTCAGTAGCAAAAACATTACAACAAAAAGAAATGAAATTAGCCACAATTGCAATTACCAAATCTCGTATCGGAGACGATGGTGTGGTTTTTGAAAATTGTAAATTTGATAATGCAATGATAGACATTGATACTGAATCAACAACAACATTCTTAGGTCTTGAGGAACAAAAAGAAGAAAGACAAAGACAAAGAGTAAAAGAGTTGTTAGAAAAAAGGAAAGAACGAGAACAACAAAAAAAATCAGAATAAATAAAAATAATTAAAATTACATAAAATGGATATTTCACAAAAAATATTAAGTGATATTACGGTGTATATGAAATACGCTAAATTTGTCCCTGAATTAAATAGAAGGGAAACGTGGGAAGAATTGGTGACAAGAAACAAAGAAATGCATCAAAAAAAATACCCACATATTAAAGATGAGATAGAAAAAGTATACAAAATGGTATACGATAAAAAAATTCTTCCATCTATGAGATCATTACAGTTTGGTGGTAAACCAATTGAGATTTCACCAAACAGAGTTTATAACTGTGCTTACTTACCCGTAGATCATACTGATGCATTTTCAGAAACTATGTTCTTACTTTTAGGTGGTACAGGTGTTGGATTTTCAGTACAAAAACATCACGTAGATAAACTACCAGAAATTAAAAAACCAAACCCAACAAGAACAAGAAGATACCTTATTGGTGATTCTATTGAAGGATGGGCAGATGCAATTAAAGTATTGGTTGAATCTTATATGGGATCAAAGTCATCAACTCCTGTTTTTGATTATTCCGATGTACGTCAGAAAGGGGCGTTATTAGTAACTTCAGGAGGTAAAGCACCAGGACCTCAACCATTAAAAGATTGCATTCATAACATCACAAAAGTATTTGAAAATAAAAATGATGGGGAGAAACTAACTCCAATTGAAACCCATGATATTGTTTGTCATATTGCGGATGCGGTATTGGCGGGAGGTATCAGAAGAGCGGCTCTTATATCATTATTTTCTGCGGATGATGAAGAAATGATTTCTTGTAAATCAGGTAATTGGTGGGAACAAAACGCACAAAGAGGTAGAGCAAATAATTCAGCGGTACTTCTTCGTCACAAAATTACTAAAGAGTTCTTTATGGATCTTTGGAAACGTATTGAATTATCAGGAGCAGGAGAACCAGGAATTTATCTTTCTAACGATAAAGATTGGGGAACTAATCCATGTTGTGAAATTGCACTTAGACCATACCAATTCTGTAATCTTTGTGAGGTTAATGCCTCAGATATAGAATCACAAGAGGATTTTGAACAAAGAGTAAAAGGGGCGGCGTTTATTGGAACACTACAAGCAGGATATACTGACTTCCATTATTTGAGAGATGTTTGGAAAAGAACAACAGAAAAAGACGCTCTTATTGGTGTTGGAATGACAGGTATTGGTTCAGGTGTTGTGTTAGGTTATGATATGAAAGCGGCGGCTGAAGCGGTTAAACAAGAAAACGAAAGAGTTGCAGAACTAATTGGTATTAATAAATCTGCAAGAACAACTACGGTTAAACCTTCAGGGACTTCATCTTTAGTTTTAGGTACGTCATCAGGAATTCACGCTTGGCATAATGATTACTATTTAAGAAGAATTCGTGTTGGAAAAAATGAAGCAATTTATACATATCTAGCGATTAATCACCCAGAATTAGTTGAGGATGAATATTTCCGACCACATGATACTGCAGTAATTACCATTCCACAACATGCACCTGAAGGATCTATTTTAAGATATGAATCAGTTTTTAACATGTTAGAAAGAGTTAAAAAAGTTGCTCAAGAATGGATTAAAAGCGGACACAGAACAGGTCAAAACACACATAATGTTTCCGCAACAGTTTCAATTAAAGAAGACGAGTGGGAATTAGTTGGTGAGTGGATGTGGAATAATAGAAAATTCTATAATGGTCTTTCAGTATTACCATACAACGGAGGAACTTACACACAAGCACCATTTGAAGATTGTACAAAAGAAGATTTTGAAAGATTACTTGGAACATTGAAAGATGTTGATCTTACAAGAGTCATTGAGTTACAAGATAACACTGACCTTAGAGGTGAAGCGGCTTGTGCTGGAGGGGCTTGTGAAATAGTATAAAGATGAAATTAACTTGGGGAAATAATATAACGCTAACATATCAAGTATTGTTAGCGTTTTATAATCTTAGAAAAAAAAATTAAAATGAATGTAGGAGCATCAAAAGATTGGGTACAACAACTATATGTTAGAGAATTTGGTCCTAAACTACAACAAAATGATTTTTATTATGATAATCAAGGTAGAATGGTTATGACTGAAGAATATCACAAAAAAAGAAAAAAGTGTTGTGGTAATGGATGTTTACATTGTCCGTACGAACCAAGACATGAAAGAGGAACTACAAAAGTACAAGAAAAATCACTGACCAGTCAGTGATTTTTTTATTTATATAAAATATTCGGATAGTATATTTATTACATATGGCAAATGGCTTAACTTATGGTATTACTTTTCCATTTAGAGATTCTTTTAATGGGAAGTATTTAGACTTAACTGATTACGCATCGGAAGAAGTTAGAACCGATTTAATACATCTTTTATTAACAAGAAAAGGAAGTAGGTACTTTTTACCTGATTTTGGAACAAGACTTTATGAATATATTTTTGAACCATTAGACGGACCAACATTTGCCGAAATTGAGGCAGAAATAAGAGATTCTGTTGAGGAATTTATGCCAGGTGTTTTAATAACAAATGTTAAGATTACCGACGCTGCCGCAGAACTTGAAAATAAAGGGACTTTTATAAATGGGGACGATCAGAGAGAATTTACAGTACCCAATATATCACAAAAAGAACACACCGCTAGAGTTAGGATAGATTATAAGATAACATCTGAAGCGTTTAATAGTAGTGATTTCATTATTTTAAATATTTAATAATATGGCAGATAAAAAAATATCATATACAGTAAGAGACTTCCAAGGAGTTAGAACAGAATTAGTTAATTATGTTAAAACGTATTATCCCGAATTAATTCAAAATTTTAACGACGCATCTGTTTTTTCGGTATTGATGGATTTAAATGCCGCGGTTGCGGACAACCTAAATTACCAAATAGACAGAAGTATTCAAGAGACTGTTTTACAATACGCACAACAAAAAACATCTCTATTTAATATCGCAAGAACCTACGGACTTAAAATTCCTGGACAAAGACCATCAATATCATTGGTTGACTTTTCAATTACTGTTCCTGCTTTTGGAGATAAAGAAGATATCAGATATTGTGGGGTATTAAGAAGAGGAACGCAAGTAAACGGTGCGGGTCAATCATTTGAAACAGTTTATGATATAGATTTCTCTTCACAATATAATGGAGAAGGACAACCAAATTCAAGAATAGTTAGACCAAACATAGACTCAAACGGAACAATAATTAATTACACTGTAACTAAAAGAGAGGTAGTTTTAAATGGTTTAACAAAAGTATTTAAAAGAACAATTACCGCCAATGATGTAAGACCGTTCTTTGAATTGTTTTTACCTGAAAGAAATGTTTTGGGGGTTACAAGTGTTATAGTTAAAGACGGATCTTCGTATAGTAATGTACCATCAGATCAAGAATTCTTATCACCAAATAATAGGTGGTATGAAGTTAGGGCTTTAGTTGATGATAGAGTATTTGTGGAAGACCCAACAAAACCTTCAGATGCACCAGGAATTAAAATAGGTAAATATATTACAACAAGTAATAAATTTATAACAGAATATACACCACAAGGATTTATGAAACTTACTTTTGGTGGTGGTAATAATTCGGCCGAAGATCAATTAAGAGAATTCGCAAGAAACGGACAATCTATCAATATAAACAAATATGTTAATAATTTAGGTTTAGGGAATACCCTTAAATCGAACTCAACACTATTCATTCAGTACAGAGTTGGTGGTGGAGTATCAAGTAACGTTGGAATAGGTGTTATAACACAAGTACAAAAAACTAATTTCTTTGTGAATGGACCTTCAGAAAACATTAACACAAGTGTTTCCAATTCATTAAGTTGTACAAACCCAATAGCCGCGGTTGGGGGAGCTGGAATACCAACATTAGAAGAAATAAGAAATTTTGTTTCTTTTAATTTTTCGGCTCAAAATAGGGCGGTAACAGTAAATGACTATGATTCTTTATTAAGAAATATGCCTTCACAATTTGGAGCACCATCAAAAGTATCTATAGTCGAAGAAAACAATAAAATTAAAATAAAAGTTTTGTCCTACGATTCTAGTGGAGTATTAACTTCTGTTGTTCCAAACGCATTAAAAACAAATATTGCAAATTATCTATCTAACTATAGAATGATTAATGATTATATTTCAGTTGAAAGTGCTAATGTTATCGATTTAGGGTTTGATGTATCTGTTGTATTAGACTCTTCACAAAGTCAGGGAGCAATAATTGCTAAAATAATCGACCTTATATCAACTTATATGTCACCAACAACAAGACAATTAGGTGAAAATGTTAATGTATCTGAAATAAGAAGATTAATACAAGGTGAAAATGGTGTTCTTTCTATCTCAGATATACAAATTTTTAATAAAATTGGAGGTCAATACTCCTCATCTCAAACTTCACAACCATACTCAAACCAAGCAACAAAACAAATAGAATTAATATCCGACACTATATTCGCAGACCCAACTCAAGTATATCAGGTTAGATTCCCAAATAAAGATATAAGGGTTAGTGTTGTTAATTTATCTTCAGTCACATATTCTTGATAATTTCCTTTTTTAATAAAAGGATTATCCTTTTAAAATAGGAAATAAACTATTTATGAAGAAAAGAATTTAATGCCACAATCTTATAGAATTAGAACAAATATTGGTGTAGATAAATCTGTAAACTTAAAGTTTGATCAAGATTTTGATTTTATAGAAATATTATCACTAAAGTTAACACAAGCAGAAATATATGAAAGAAGGTGTGCAGATTACGGTGTTATTGCCGGTAGAGTGTCTGTTAATGGTGGTTTTGGATTAGCAAATGCAAAATTATCAGTATTCATACCTCTAACAAATGAAGATAAATTAAACCCAATTATAAGTGAGTTATATCCGTATAAAACACTTAGTAGTAAAAATGAAGATGGTTATAAATATAATTTATTACCTAAATCACCACAATATGAGGGTCACGTACCTACAGGTTCTTTTTTTGATAGGGATGAGGCAATCTTAGAAAAATCGGTTATTGAAGTTTACGATAAGTATTACAAATATACTGTAACCACAAATGATAGTGGTGACTTTATGATTTTTGGTGTACCAACAGGACAACAAACTCTTGTTATGAATTTAGATCTATCAAATATAGGTTGTTTTTCATTAACACCACAAGATTTAATTGATAGTGGTTTTGCGGTTGAAAGTCAGTTTAACGGATCAAAATTTAAATCTTCAAATAACTTAAGCGAACTACCACAAATTATAACATTAGTTAAACAAGTGAATGTAGAACCTTTATGGGGTGAACCTGATATTTGTTTTATTGGTATTACAAGACAAGATTTTGATTTATCTGAAGAAATAAATTTAACCATAAAACCAACTGCGGTATTTATGGGGTCTATTGCATCTACTCAAGACGAACAAGCTCTAAAAACTAATTGTAGAGTTCCGTTAGCCGCTGGTACGTTTTGTTCTTTAAAAGCCGGTCAAGGTAGAATTTCCGCTATAAGACAAACAATAAATGTAGATGGTAATGGGTACCCAATACTTGAAACTTATGAAATAGAACAAGGAGGAAAAATAATAGATGGGGACGGAACCTATCTTTTAAAAGTTCCAATGAATCTTGATTATATAACCACAGATGAATTTGGAAATCAAGTTGTATCATTAGACCCAACAGTCGGGATTCCAACAAAAGGTAAATACAGATTTAAAATTAGTTGGCAAAATGACGGAGGAATACAAAGCGAAATATTACGAGCAAATTTCTTGGTCCCTAATATTAAAGAATATGGATGGGCTTCAGCTTCATCAACTATAGACCCCACATTGGGAACACCTTTAAACTATTCAGTTTCTGTACCTGGAACCACAACAAGTTTAAATCCGGCTCTTACTTTACCTGCACAAACAGGTGGTTTGATATTACAATCATATGTTAATTCGCAAGATGTAACAATAACAATAAATGGAGTTCCTTATGTTGGAAGTTTAAGTAGTATACCTATAAACACACCAGGAGCAAATATTGGAATCAACTCAACCGCGGTTGATGACACACAAACCCAAGATTTTGAATTTACCTTTTATGATCAATCAACTTATGACTCATTTAGATCTTATGCGTTTAGTTTGGATTGGGATGATTATGGGGATTCATCTATGATACAAGAGGCTATTGATTGTGAAGATAGGTTTTTTGAATTTAATTATAATAAGGTATATACCACCGCAATGTTCTTGGACAGATATAAAAACGGTATTTTAAGATCAAGACATTTGGGTATAAAGGAAATTGACGACAGAGAATGTATATCAAAAAATAACCCTTTTCCCGTGAATGATGCGGTACAAAAATTTGACTTTATTTACTTCTTGGCGATGTTGTTACTTAACATATTAACATTTCCGATATTAGTTTTATTATTTGTGGCTCACTTTGTTGCTTGGGCTTGGCCTGTATTAAAATGGGTTCTAATCATATTATGTATTTATTTCCTTTATATACAAGTAAGGGAAACTATTGACGCAATACAATCAGCACTTGAAAGTGCCGCAACCGCTATACCTGGAGGTCCTGTATTTAACATAGGAGTTATTCTTAGAACCGCATGGCAGATTTTACAGGCAATATTTAAGTTGGCGATTTACTTAGTATTTTTTGCTTTCGTAATAGTCTTTATTATAAGACTAAAAGGGTTCCCAAGAATTGGTTTACCTATGATTTCATATCCCGAATGTAGTGCATGTTCTTGTGATTGTGGAAGTGCGGAAATTGATGATGATTTTGACATTAGTTCGGTAACACAACAAATTAATAATGAATATAATAATCAACAATCTGAAGCCGGTAATCCGGCAGAATCCGCAACTGATAATACATTTTTAGCCCCTTTAAGTTCTCCAGCTACCTATTCTTTGGCAGAACACCCTAATTATCCACAAATAAGTCCTGATGATGATATCGATGAAAATGATAAAGGTAATTTTTGGTGTGGAGGACAATATAAGTCATTAATTAATAGAGTTTTTAATGAAGAGATAACAGGTGATGTGTTAACTCAAGCTTTATTAGATTATAAAAGAATTTTTTCAGGATATGATTTAATAGACTCAACAAATTTATATAAACTACACGCACCACAACCATTCTTATTCGCGGCTGAATTAAGTTCAGGTAGTGACGAAAGATATTTTGCTTACCCTAAAGGAGAAACATACCCACAAAAGTTAAATGAGTTTAACACAAGAGATAAATATTTCTATAGCTCAACATCAAACACACCAAACAGTGGGGTTAATAAGATTAAAACAACCGTAAACCCTTCATTAACAACACCTAGTCAACCTTTTGAGGATCAAGTTTTAGTTATAATCGCAAAGGCCGGAATGATACAACAATTAGGTATTGGAGAAGTAATCACATTCCAAGACCCTAAATTGTCTGGAGGTTGGACTAATTTAACGGGGGCAACAGAAAACCAATTTAATAATACCGCAATTACAGGAACAACATTAACGGGTGATAGTACAACACCTATACCTGTTGTGATAAATTATGCCAACCCAGCTAACGGGTCCTCATTGTCCGCAAATGTTTATTTGGTAAACACAGGGCAAACAGACTATTACTTAGAATATCCAACCGACATCGAATATTTCCAAGTTATAACAGGTTACACATATAACTCATTTACTACAAACCCAAATTTTGATGCATCAGACGCAACTAAATTCCCATTAAATTATTTATTCCATCAAATTGGTTTTTGGTATGGTGATGAATGTTCGTTAACAACCCCAACACTTTACTCGTCAGGTAGAGCTATAGATGCAATAGAAAACAGCTCAAGAAATAGTTATGAAATTATAATTTTAACAAGAGGTGTTGATCCATTTACACCAAAACAAGAAATAGAGTATGATTTATCTTATATTTTTGGTAACTCATCTTATGGTGTTGGACCTATAGTAACAGGACAATATTATTTAAATCAACCAATACAACCTTTACCAACTGTTGTAAAACCCCTAAGTCATGACACAACTGACAACACTGTTAATAATTTATATTTCCCATCATTTACATTCACATTAACACCAGGACAATACAGTGCGTATACATCAACTTTACCTTATTATTATTTATCAACCGATGATAATTCAGGGTCCTACACACCAAATGCAGGATTCCAAACAATATTACCGTCACTGTCAACATCACCATTTAACCTAATAAATGTTTCTCCTTATAATTACGTAATTCCAAAATATGTCCAAGATTATTTTGTTGGGGGTACATTTATAGGGTCTGAAACAGCTCACGGACCAATTGCAAACCCAACTTTGTATGATTTTATTACTTCTGTTGGTTCAAATAATGATTATGGTACTCCAGGTAGTTTATACAATGCTTTATATTCAAGAGCGTATTATAGATATTTACCTGGTAATGTTAACTTCTCTGATGAGACAAGATTAATTATGAGAAGTGATAGAATACCAACATCCACAAGAACAGAAAACGGTAGTTCATCTCAAACAGGTTATGGTCTTCACCAAAATAGTAATTTTTATTTCTTTAAAGGATCGGGAGTTCAATCCAACCCAAGTATTGGAGGACCAGGAACTCCACCAACAGGAAACTATGCTGATTCAACAGGACTTGTAACAGGTCTAACCTCAACATTAACTTGTGAAGGTATGGTTGCTTTAAAATGTTATTCGGGAACCGGAACAGGAATAACCGTTAATACTAGTTGTGACGTACCAAATGATAGAGTAGTTAAAGGTTGTTATTGTTTATTAAATAAAAAATACATTTCTCAGTACGACGAAGATGTTAAATTATTTTTAGAATGGAAGGTTAGATATCTTATAATGTTAGCGGCGTGTAGAGGGGTATTTGCAAGAGTATTCCAAAACAATTGGATAAATGGATTTCTTTATATGCCATCTTTTAATAAAACCTCAACATACGCATCAAATTCAGTGACAGATCCGACTTACAATTATTGTAAAGATACTGTTGTTTTTGATGACGCACAAAATAGTTTCTATTATAGATCATCACCATGGGATAGATTCGTAAGTCAGTTTATTGGTAAACCATCACCAACACCACCTAATAATTTAGCATCTTTATTTGTTAGTAATCCTGGTTATAACACAAAACAAATACAAAGCCCAACAACAATAGTTGATTTAGGACCTAGAGATGAGTTTATTAATCAAGTATGTAATAATGAAAATTTAGATGGTTATTTTGCAAATCAACTAAAATCAACATCGTACAGTGATGACTCTGATATTATGCAAATGGGGTTCATCTCAAGGTTATTAAACCAAACTATAATTCAACAAATGTTCCCAATATCAACAAATGGTAATCAAGGAGAAGGCATTGGAATTGTTCAGTTTTTTAATAGTACAAGAGGTGGTGATAGGATTGATGGTGATTTTGCACAAGCAATATCAACAAATAGTGAATTTAAAGTTACTCCGTATTTAAACGAGAACTACCCAAATAACTACCTTTTTATTGGGGACGATACCCAATCACCACCAAGACCTATATTTGGAGTATTCTTCCAATCTAATAACGATGAAACTGTTAATAGAAAAAGATTAACTCCAGGTATACAAACTTATAATTTATCACCATTTGTTGGGTATAATTATGGTTATCCGTCAACACAAGAAGTACCATTTTATAAATGGCAAATAACTTCACCAAGTAATTTCATATTTGGTACGGAGAATAATAATTGGTTTACATCACCATTAACAACAGGAGGTTTTTATAAAAACAAATATCAAAGTTTAGATTTCCAAACTTCAGATTATTTTAAAACAACAACAACACAAGAGGGACACATTAGTAACTTTACTCCGGGTCCTAATCCTACAACAGTAAACGTTACTTATGGGGCGCCAAATACTCCAGGTTTAGATCCTATTGTTGTGGGGGCTCCTTTCCATTTCTATTTTGGATTAAATAATGGTTTTACCGCACTTGATAGATTCATTAAACTTTATGTAAATAACACAGAAACAAATGGGTAATAATGAAAGTATACAAATTTTATTAGGTTCTAAAAGAAATAAAATTTCATCAGATGTTGATGAAGAAATAAGAGTTCCTTTGAATCAAACTTTTAAACAACAAGTTGAGTTTGATAGAACTGAAGAAATTAACTTGGCCCAATTGTTCCAAAAAGAAAGGGAAGAATCAACAATTTTTAGACCAACGACAAAAATTGTTTTTTTATTTAGTAATGAGTATAGTGGTAGTACATCGTATGTTCCATACAGAAATAACCTTTATTATACTAACGCAATATCAAACGCAATCACCTCAACAGGTAATCCTTCAGCCCCTTGGGATGGATTTCCTCAATATTTTGAATTTGATTTTATAAGAACTGATAATAATGTAAATGGATATACAACAGGTGTTGGTAGTCATTTAAATTTTATAAATAAAAGTGCTACCACATATAACTGGATGTATTATTTAACTTATCCACATTTAAATGTTGATAGACAATTATATGCTGATGATCAAGTAACAACTAATACTTGGACATGGCAGGCATTTGACGGAATTCCTTTTATAATCGAAAATAATTCATTATTTGGTGATGATGTTATTTCATTTAGATGCCCAATGAAACATGGACTATCTGTTGGAGAGTATGTAAAACTTAATTTTAATTATAATGGGGTTGACCTATTTCAAGTAACATCATTAGGAAACGAAAACTATGGTTCTGGAGATTATATATTTAATATACAAAATATTGGTTACGTAGGTACTACATTTAACGTTAGTACGACAGGAACATTTAAAAGAGTTATAAACTCAACAAACGAAATAGACACAACCTCAAATTATTACGTTAGAGTACATAAAATAT